ATCTCAACCTGAAATTATAATCGGAATGTTTTTCATTGCTTAAGCTTATTGTTGACTTATGCCAATTCATTATGAGAAAGTCTACAGATTCCACTGACAAGTCTATAAATTCTCTTACAACCAGTTGATTGATATCTTTTGTCTTTAAAGTCTCTATTGTTTCTTTATAGTCAAGAAAAGATAATAATTTTGTTTTATCTTTTTTATTTTTTGATTTTCTATATTTCCAATAAAAGTTTTTGGTTGACTATTGTCTAGACCTATTATTTGGTTAATTTTCTGGTTATTCACAAACAATTTAATTATTTTATTTCTATTATTAAGAAAAAATCTCACATTTGACAGTGAATCCTTTTTTCCTAAACATATCTTTTTTTTTTTCTTTCCTTATAGTTTGATATATTATTGATTTCATATCACTGAACTGTTCCCAATGTTTTGATCTTTTGCTTAATGTTTCATCTATTTCTACTTTAAGTTTTTCTATTTTTTTCTTCTGTATTTTATTCAAACTTTGTGGTAGTTTAATCGATAAAGACTTACTTATGTAAAAGTTTTTAGGATTATATATAAATTTTTGCCTTTCATCTACAAAAGAACCGTAGATAGAATATAATCTCCACATAGATTTCATTCTTCCTCCTTTATCTATAGTAAGATCCTCATCTAAATCTAGTCTAAAATACCTTTGTATTACTGAATAGCTAAGTATCTCTATCATATGAGAAGTAATGGGTGATCCACTTTTTTTTGTAGAATTCACCAATTCTTGATAATAGATAGTTATAATTAGAAATGTAGTTACTGTTCTGTAGTTTTAAGAAAATAGAGAATATAGTTTTAGATGGGTTATCAAATAATTTACCTTTGTTGTTTTGGATTCCTACCATCTCTGATATCTCATAGGAGTATGAATCTTTGGTTTCAGAAGTAGTTAAAGAAAAGAATTTAGGTATCATTGTATTATACTTAAGTATTCTCTTTTCAATAGACTCTTTATCCTTTTTCTCAAATTTATATATTTCATTTTTGTCATCTGAATGCACTAGTTGTATCATATTAGGAATATTCAATAATTTACTTCTTAGTTTTTGCTCACAGTAATGAACAAAGGAAGATAAGTTTTGAAATATACCTTGTGGCCAACTATACTCTAGATTAATATAATTATAAT